CAAATGATGAAACAATAATTTTACCATCTGCTATAATTAATAAAAACTATGTTGAACTAACAAACGTATTTACATTGGTTGAAGGTAGGTTTTATGATTTAAAAGTATATAATGGTCAAGGCTCTGTAACAGAAGCAGATATTATTTACAGAGATAAAATATTTTGTACTGCACAATCAACAAACCAATCTAATAACGAACACTATACAGTAAATAAAGATGTGTACAAACAAAAGAGTGGTAACAATGACTTTATAATATTATGAGTAAACACATAAATAAATACAGAAAGCCAAAAGTGGCAAAGAAAAACAATTCTAAAGTTAGTTTTGTAAATTTATCTACTTACACATCTCCACAAATTGTAGAATCTAAATCAAAAGAATGGGTTGAATTTGGAGCAGACAATAATTACTTTCAGTTTTTAATAGACAGATTTAACGGGAGTGCTACAAATAATGCTTGTGTAAATGGTATATCTCAAATGATATATGGAAAAGGTTTAGATGCAACTGATAGTGCAAAGAAACCAGAAAGTTATGCAAGAATGATATCTTTATTTAAAAAAGATGTTGTTAGACAATTATCATACGATTTAAAACTAACTGGACAATGTGCAATACAAGTAATTTATTCAAAAGATAAACAATCTATTGCTAAAGTAGAACACTTGCCAATAGAAACTTTAAGAGCAGAGAAATGTGGAGAAGGCGATAAACAAGTACAAGCGTATTACTATCATCCAGATTGGGCAAATATAAAGCCAAGTGATAAACCATTAAGAATACCAGCTTTTGGTGTTTCAAGTACACCTCAACCAATTGAGATATTATATGTTAAACCTTATGTTGCTGGTATGTATTATTATAGTACACCAGATTATCAAGGTGGTTTACAATATGCAGAGTTAGAAGAAGAAATAAGTAACTATCATTTAAACAATATAATGAATGGTCTTGCTCCATCAATGTTAATCAACTTTAACAACGGAGTACCAGACGAAGAAAAACAATCATTAATAGAAAGTAAGATACAAGCTAAATTTCAAGGTAGTTCAAATGCTGGTAAATTTATACTTGCTTTTAACGATGATAAAGAATCACAAGCTGATATTACACCAGTACAATTAAGTGATGCACATAACCAATACCAATTCTTATCAGACGAATCACAAAAGAAGATAATGGTATCACACAGAATTGTATCTCCTATGTTATTAGGTATAAAAGATTCAAGCGGACTTGGTAATAATGCAGACGAGTTACAAACTGCATCTATCTTAATGCATAACACAGTTATAGTGCCTTTTCAAGAACTTTTAACTGATGCATTTGATAAAATACTTGCTTTTAATGATATTGCCTTAAATCTATACTTTAAGACGTTACAACCATTACAATTCTTGGATTTAGATAATGTAAAAGACGAAGAAACAAGAGAAGAAGAAACTGGTGTTAAGATGTCAAAGGTATTTTCTGATTTAGAAGAATTTGGAGAAGATGAAGATTTAGAAAATTGGGAATTGATTGATGAAAGAAAAGTTGATTATGATGCCGAAGATGAATTAGACGAAGAATTAAATAAATTAAACAATCCTAAATTATCTGTATTGTCAAAAGTTTGGAATTTAGCAACAACTGGTACTGCTAGACCAAATGCAAAAAGTGAACAAGATGGAGAAAATGAAGAAGGAGTACAATTCAAAGTAAGATATCAATATGCACCTTTAAGAACAAGTAATAATAGTAGAGAGTTTTGTTCAAAAATGGTTGCAGCAAAAAAGATATACAGAAAAGAAGATATTCAGCAAATGAGCCAAAGAGCAGTTAATGCTGGTTGGGGTTTAAATGGTGCTGATACTTATGATATATGGCTTTATAAAGGTGGTGGAGATTGTCATCATTTTTGGATGAGAAAGACTTACAAAGCAAAAACTGCTAAAACAAGACCAGATGTTGGTAATCCAAATGCAGAAGTAAGTGTAAATAAAGCTAAAAAAGAGGGTTTTAAACCAGAGGTAAATGCTAAAGAAGTTGCAAAAAGACCAACGGATATGCCAAATAACGGATTTGTAAATAAAAAGAGATAATAAATGGCAACTGCATTATTCATAAGTAGAACAGATTTAGTAAAGAATAGTATTGTTGATGGTAACGTTGATACAGATAAATTTATACAATTTATTAAGATAGCACAAGAAATACACATACAAAACTATTTAGGGAGTAAGTTGTATGATAAAATATCAGCAGATATAATTGCAGATAGTTTAACTGGTAATTATTTATCTTTAGTTACAGATTATATACAACCAATGTTGATACATTATGCTATGGTTGATTATTTACCATTTGCAGCATATCAAGTAAAGAATGGTGGTGTATTTAAACACACATCAGAAAATTCTGAAAGTGCAACAAAAGATGAAGTTGATTTTTTAGTACAAAAACAAAGAGATTTTGCAGAGTATTACACAAGAAGATTTGTAGATTACATTTGTTTTAATAGTACTTTGTTTCCAGAATATACAAGTAATACAGATTCTGATGTATATCCAGACAAAGATGTAAATTCAAGTAATTGGGTATTGTAATGGGTAGATATAAACCAAAGAAACATAACATTGTAAAGTTAAAGAAATACTTAACAAAAAAAGAAAAAGATAATGGCAAACGAAATATACGATAGTTCTTGGTGGGGTAACACAATAGATACTGCATCTTCTATTGGAACATCAACTGAAATGATACAAGGTCAGTTTAATATGAATGACAGACAAGAAGTTGAAGCAGTTAAGTGTTTAGCAGACGCAATACATAGAATAGGAATACAAGACATACAAAATTAAAAACAATGGCAAAACCAAAATTAGCATTAATACCAGCTGCACAAGGCTCAAAGTTGTTTTCTGTACTACCATCAAGTGGTGTAGGAGATTTTGACTTTACTCGTAGTGGGTCAGCAACAAGAATAAACTCACAAGGACTAATAGAAGAAGTTGGAAACGGAGTATCAAGACTAAACTATCCAATGATTGATGGTAAAGTTGTAGGATGTCCACATCATATTTTAGAACCGAGCAGAACTAATTTATATCCATACAGTAATGATGTGTCGTTTTGGTCAAAAAGTAATGTAGTAACAACAAGTAATTACGCTATTTCTCCAGATGGAACACAAAACGCATTTAGAGCTGCTTTTTCAACCAGTACTGGTGCTTTGTATATAAATGCACTTGGTACAACTGGTGTTAATAATACATTAAGTGTTTGGGCAAAATCAAACAACGGAAGTTCAAATAAATTTAGATTTTTTGGTAATGGTTTTATTTCTATATCTGATGATTACATAGCTACTGAAGAATGGCAAAGATTTGAATTTACATATAGTTGTACAAACTTAACATCTGGATTAACTGGTGCATCTGATAGTGCTACAAATGATATTTTATTTTATGGGTTTCAGCACGAAGTCGGCAGCTACGCTACATCTTACATACCAACTAACGGAGCTATAGCAACTAGATTAGCTGACCAAGCAAGTGGTAGTGGTAACTCTAGTTTAATAAATAGTACAGAGGGTGTATTGTATGCAGAGATAGCAGCTTTTGATAACGATACTGGTAATAGAGATATTTATTTAAGTGATACAACTGCTAGTAATAGAGTAAGATTAAGATTTGATAGTTCAAATAACATTAATGTTTTGTTATATAATGGCAGCACACAATTTAATACAACTCAATCATTAACAGATGCTGCAATATTTAATAAAATAGCTTTTAAATATAAAACTAATGATTTTGCTTTATGGGTTAATGGTACGGAAGTCGCAACAGATACTATTGGAACTGTTTGTAGTGGACTTAACGACTTATCTTTTTGGGCTACTTATGTTTCAGACAATAATTTCTACGGAAAAGTAAAAGCACTAGCAGTTTACAAAGAAGCATTAACAGATATAGACATAGAAGAACTAACGTCTTGGGAGTCATTTATATTAATGGCTAACGGACAAAACTATACAATTAAATAGATATGAGTAATACATTAAAATTTGGAAATGGTAACTGGGCAACCAAAGAAGGTTCTACCCTAGCTTACAATGATGAGAATAACAACTTTAAACCTTTACCTTTTAGCTTCGAAAGAGACTCAAGTGCTACTGTAGTAAACAAAGATGGTTTAATTGAAACAGTAGGTGGTGGAATGCCTAGAATAGATTATAAAGATAATAGTGAAGGAGCTTTATTATTAGAGCCACAGAGAACGAATAGTTTACTACAATCTAATCAATTTGATACTACTTGGTCTACTTCAAACGTAGCGATAACAAGTGGTCAAATTGGTGTTGGTGGTAGTTTAGATGCTTGGAAATTAGAAAGTTCTGGTTCATCAGCATCATTTATTTTTCAAGGTATATCTACAAGTGTAGTAACTACAAGAAGTATTTATGCAAAAGCTGGTAGTGTTAATTGGGTTTCAATAAACTCTGGTGGAAGTCAATCAGCATATTTTGACCTTTCAAATGGTGTTGTTGGTACTAAAAGTTCAAATATTATTGATGCTACTATGGAAAGTGTAGGAGATGGATGGTATCGTTGTTCAGTTGAAATTGATTCACAAAGTAACTTTTATGTTTTTGTAGCAAATGCTGATAATAGCCAAGCATCAAATAGTGGAGATAGTATCTATATACAATACGCACAATTAGAAGAAGGCAGTTACCCTACATCGTATATTCCTACATCTGGAAGTGCAGTAACGAGGTTGGCTGATACTTGTAGTCAAACTGTACCAAGTGGTGTTATAGGACAAACAGAGGGGGTTGTTTATAC